GTAGTAAATATGCCGCTTACCGTCTAAAGCCTGATGATTGTAGGGTTATTCGTCTTGATAATGATTATTTTGTTATATCTGCTACGCTTTATCTTATGATTCGTAGATATTTAATTGCACTTAGAAAAGGAGATGATTCCGCTGAGACTTTATTCCATTTATGATTCCAAGGCTGAACAGTTCAGTCCTCCGCAGGTTTATCACAACGATATGCTTGCTCTGCGAGCTTTTGAAGGTATAGTTAACGATGATAAAATGCTTATTAAAAAGTATCCTGAAGACTTTACTCTTTATTATATTGGCAATCTCGGTGACAGCGATGGTCGCTATTACATTGAGAATTGTGACGAGTCCCGTATTCCTGTCATGGTTGGTCGCGCCATAGAATATGTGCAGACTATTGACAATGATTCTACTAAATGATAATCTAATAAAGAGCGTATCAGAAAAAGGACGATCTCACGGAGATCGCCCTTTTTTTGTACGCCACGCCCGCCGCGTCTAGGCGCCTGCGAAAGGAGGTGAAACTATGAAATTTAAGACAGCTTACGATCCTGTAGAAGAACATGATCATTGCGGTATTGAGTTTACCATGCCCTCTCTTACAGTTCAGGACGAGAAAGATGAAACTGATATCAATTACATCGTAAATAAGTATGCAGACGGTCAGAAAGGCATCATGACTCTTGACCTCGGCGATAGTTCTCAATACGCTTATCTGCAGTTCGGAGATGCAACGCTCCCTGGCGATTACAGCACTGCGCTCGAGCTTGTGTCTGGAGTTCGCGAAGAATTCTACAGTTTGCCCGCTTACGTTCGAGCAAAATTTGGTCACGATCCTATGAATTTCATCAACCAATTGAATGATCCTGCAACGCTCGAATATCTCCAACAACAAGGCTTGTATGGTAGCAGAGATACTTCCTACGAACCACAACAATCCTTAAGTAGTGAACAAACACAAGAAAAAAGTAACACTTTAGAACAAAATAATAATGAAACACAAAAATAGGCGTCACCGAAGCCAGTTACTTACTTGATATAACTGGCGTAGGTGACGCAAAAATAAACTAAAACCTAAGAATGATTTGCTTTAGGATAATTCTTAGGTTTACACTTCAAAGAAGGTGAAAATTTGGCTCGTAAAATTAGAGTTCGAGGACATCGCTTTAGCGATACTCCTGCAATGTATATGCGAAGGACAAAATTTGACCGCTCGCATGTCTATAAAACAACTTTTGATGCTGGTAAGCTTATTCCTATATTTGTTGACGAGGTTTTGCCTGGCGATACTACTAGGATGTCTGTTAATTATTTTGCTCGTCTGGCTACTCCTATTAAGCCTATCATGGATAATATTTATCTGGACTGGTTTTTCTTTTTTGTCCCAAATCGTCTCGTTTGGGAACACTGGCAGAATTTCTGTTTTGAACAGGAAGATCCTGGTGATAGCACTGATTATGTCATTCCTACTATTAGAGGTAGTTCTTCTAAAAAAAACGCGCTTATAGGTACTCTTTGGGACTATTTTGGATTGCCTATCAATACTACTAATGATATATCTGGTATTAACGCACTCCCATTCCGTGGTGTTTACCTTATTTGGAATGAATGGTTTAGAGATGAAAACCTCCAAAAGTCTGTTAAAATTATTAAGACGGATGAAAATTCTGTTATTGATTATACTCGCCTTTCTGATCAGCCTTCTTGGCTTCTTGGTGCCGATGGGCAACCTATTCCTGGTCATGCCTGTCCGCCACGCGGTAAGCGTCATGATTACTTCACTTCGGCATTGCCTTGGACGCAGAAGGGACCTGGCGTTTCTATAGGTCTTGCTGGTACCGCTCCTGTACAAGGTGAATTTAGTATTAGTGGTTTTCAGACCGGTACCATCACCGACGAAAGTACTACCAATAAACTTCAGGCTCTTGCTGTTGCAGGTAAAAATGGTCGCGTTTCGAATTATCCTACTGTTTCTTCTTGGCCCACTAATAACGTTACTGTTAAAGGTTTGACGCAGTCTGGTTTGATTGCGAATCTTGACGAGTCCTCTGTCTTTACTATCAACAGCTTACGCACTGCTTTCCAGATGCAGAAGTTCTATGAACGTCTTGCCCGTGGTGGTAGTCGGTATACAGAAGTGCTTCGCTCTTTCTTTGGCGTAGTATCTCCTGACGCCCGTCTTCAGCGTCCAGAGTTTTTAGGTTCTTTCACTAAAATGGTAAATGTTAATCCAATAGCTCAGACTTCTGCAACCGACGACACCTCTCCTCAAGGCAACCTTTCTGCTTATGGTGTTACTGCTGCCAAGTTCCATGGTTTTACCAAGTCTTTCGTTGAACATGGCTATATTATAGGCTTCGTATGCGCTCGTGCCGATCTTACTTATCAGCAGGGCATCAATAAGATGTGGCTTCGCTCTACTGTTTATGATTTCTATTGGCCTACATTCGCGCATCTCGGCGAACAGGCTATTGAGCTTCGTGAGATCTATGCTCAAGGTTCTAAAGCTGATACTATTGTTTTCGGTTATCAGGAACGTTATGCCGAATATCGCTATAAACCTTCGCAGATTACTGGTAAATTCCGTAGCTCTGTAACTGGTGGTAACCTTGACGTTTGGCATCTGTCTCAGTTCTTTAAAAATGCTCCAACCCTCAACGAAGAGTTTATTATGGAAAATCCACCTATTAAGCGTATCATTGCTGTTCAAGATGAGCCTGAATTCTTGCTTGACATAGGCTTCCGTTACACTACTGTGCGTCCTATGCCTATGTTTGGTACGCCCGGCCTTGTTGATCACTTCTAGAAGGAGTTGGTTTTATGTCATGGCTTTCTAATACTTTAGGCAGTGTTGCTGGTTCTGTTTTAGGATCTGCAGTTCAGAATCATTACAATTCTGCTAATGCCGCACAGGCTAACGCGTGGAATGTTGAAAACTATAAACATCGTTATCAATGGGCCGTAGAAGATATGCGCAAGGCTGGTCTTAATCCTATTCTTGCCGCAACTAATGGCATAGGCGGTTCTATATCTGGAGCTTCGGCTGCTTCTGTAGGTATGAGTGATATAGGCTCTACTATGAACTCTGCTAAAGCCGCTAGTGCCGCTGAAAGGCAGGCTAAGAATGCCGAGCATCTTGCAATATCTCAAATTGATAAAAACGTCGCAGAAGCCGATTCTGTGCGTCAGAGTACCCATGGTACAGTTCTTCAGAACGGTATTCTTGCAAACGATTTGAATCTTCGTGAGCAGACTTATGAAAAGCGTCTTGGTTACGAGCTTGAAAAGATGCGCTTAGAACTTGAGAATATGCGCCTTCAAGGTTCTTATCTTCAGTCTGGTGCCTTAAGCAATATTGCCTCGGCAGCTAGGTCTAACAGTGCTTCTGCTTTTGACCAGATGCAGACTGAGATGCTTGGCATGGAAAGAGATTTTTATAAAGGTATTCAAGATAAAGTTGGTGGTACCACCTCCCTCTACAAAGGTATTGGTTCAGGTGTCAAAAATGTACTTGGCTTCCTCGGAGGTCGTTATTTCGGAAGGAGATAATTTTATGTCTAATAAAACTACTATGATTCTTACTTTTATTGTCACCGTTGTTGTCCCTTTTATTCAGGAAGTTGTAGATCTAATTGAAGCTCTGAAAGGTAAAGCTTCTTCGAATACTGTTACTGCTAAAAAGGTTGCCTCGGACTTTCAAGCCGATGTTGCTCAACTTGTTGAGCCAGTTGCTAATAAGAATGATTCTAAAAAAACTAGCCGTTTTTTCGGTTCTTGGAGGGATGCTAAATGAGACGTCGTCGTTTATCTAAGCGAGGCTCTCGCCGTCTCTTTCGGCATACCTCCAAATCTCGTCGCAGAAATTTTAAGAGAGTAGGACGAGGTGGATTTAGGATTTGACATTCTGACTTAATCCTGATACAATCGGTACAGGTGATTAATATGGTTTGTTATAATCCTATTCTTATGTACCCAGTTGAGGGAGCAATTACAAAAAATGGAAAACAACATTATAGTTTTTACGCTAGCCTTGCCTCTCACCCCGAGCTTGCTGGCGATAGTCGTTTCATTCGTTGTTCTTGTAAACAATGCATTGGCTGTCGTCTCGAAAATAGCAGACAGTGGGCTGTCCGTGCTGTTCACGAAGCCCGTTCTTCGTCTTCTGCTTATTTCGTTACTTGCACTTTCGACGATTATCATTTGCCACGTGATAAAAGCTTAAGCAAGAAATTTCATCAGACATTTATGAAAAATCTTCGTCGTGAGTATGGTAGTGGTATTCGCTTTCTTGGCTGTGGTGAATATGGTGATCTTCATGGTCGTCCCCATTATCATTACATTTTGTTTAATATTGATTTTGATGACAAAATTTTTCGGTTCCGTACAGATGGTTATAATACCTATACTTCTTCTCGTTTTGCCAAAGTATGGAAATACGGTATGCATCTTATTGGTGAGTTTAGCTTTGATTCTGCTGCCTATGTCGCTCGCTATATAGTTAAAAAGCAGACAGGTAAAGATGCTTCTTCTCACTATAAAGGTCGCATTCCTGAATTCATGGTTGCTTCTAATCGTCCTGGCATAGGTGCCAAATGGCTCGAGGATCATGGTGAAGAATGCTATGCCAATGATTATATTGTTATCAATGGTAAGAAGATGCGTCCTCCTCGTTATTATGATAAGAAATTTGATGAAACGCATCCTCACTGGATGGAGTTTATTCGTAACAACCGTATTGAGAAGATGCTTCATAACTTGGAGAACAATACTTTTGAGCGTTTGGTTGACCGTTGCCGCGTTCAGGAAGGTAAATATAAACATTTTCTTGGCAGAAAGCTTGACAAAGTATTATGACTGTGTTATCATTAAGTCAGAAGTGAGGTGATGCTTATTAGTGAACTTGAAGCTGTTAAAAATTTTTGTCGTGAGCGTGATATTCCTTTTAATTACCTTTTCCGTGGTAGTA